AGAAAAATGCACAATTTTGCTATTCCGTAGAATCCAGATTTGAAACTGGATTTATTATTCTTCAACCTCCAAGGTCGTAGAATAGAGTTCGTAATTGATGGTGTATTTCTTCTTCCATTCAACTACTAAATCATCGTACGTAAGATGTAGTTCGGGACACAAACCTAGAAGATCAGCTTTCTCGGCTATCTCTACACACTGTTTATGTCTAAATTCATATTTCTCGCGACCATGATTTGACCACTCACGAAGAGCAGTACCTAAGTTTATTGCACATGCTAACCTTTCAGAGTTTACAACTCCTTTAGGTCGCAAATAGCAGTGCAACATTTTAAATATCGATTTATCATCAAGAGCGCCTATAGTACAATCCTTTTCGGGACAATAGACACTCCGACGCTTGAGGAACTCGAAATTTTCCTCAGGTAGATAAGGTACAAGTTCACTTTCCTTATCAGGCATTGTATAAGTTTGTCCAAATTTTGCTAGAAACTCTGAAGCAGATTTTATGTTAAACTTTTCGAAGCCCTCTTTCACAGAACCGAAGTTATCATCACCATAAGTTGATAATGCTACAGCTTCTCTGAAAGGTATTTTGTGATCATACATTGAATAGAACACGCATCTAAGATTAAGACTGCCGCATATTCCATTCAATATAACGGTAAGTGAATTACCGGAAATGTGTCCTCCTGTCGTAAGGCCTATCAAGTCTCCATTATAGGCTATCAAAGCGTACACAAGGTCTCCGCTCATAGCTTCCATGACTCTTATATCCTCCTGCGTATATTTACATTCTTTTGCGAAATCAATAAGAATGCGCAAAGAAGCTAACAGTAGCTGAGACGACAGTTTCTGATCATATTTACCGTAATCACCTCCTAAGAGGCGATTTTTTCCATACTTCGTGATGTGTTTATAGAGCTCATCCCATTCAGGCCCATGGCTGTTAATTCCAACAGCACATTCTGACCTAAGGGGATGTAATTGCATAACTCTAATTAACGGTAGAAAATATCTACGAACTAGGAAAGTGAGAGATATAGGATTACTATAGAAAATTCTACACTTTTCTTTAGCTAAAACCTCATCCTTTTTACACCCTTTTGCTATGGTGTAAGCTCTCTCTCCATTACGGTAACACTGGTAACAACGCTCAATCTCATCTAAAATTAATGGATCAAAGACTCGAGTGAAAGAGCCGTCGTCATTTTCGACCTCTGTAACATATTTTCTTTTGGCTCCAGTCAAAGGAAATCCAATAGCTGTACC